TGCCAGCAGTTCCTGTTTATTTCGACAACATCACTGCCGTACCACCAAACACAACCACCGAGTATGTGCGCGTCAACATCACGTTCGGCCTAACCAACGAACCAACGCTGACCTCTAGCGTGGATAACGCCCGTGGTGCGTTAGTAATCCGTTTGTTTACAGAGAAAGGCCGTGGTCCGGCCCGCAATCAAGAGTTAGTAACAACTGCTGTAAACGTATTAGAGACAATTAATAACACATCCAAAACTACTACAGGTGTATTTGTAAAAGTAGGAGAAATAAACGGCCCTACATTTTCAGCTACTGAAGAATCACCGCATTTTGTAGGGCGCATTGACACAGGCTATGTAGCAACTGTGCTGACTTAAATAGGCGCTAACCTGTAGGTAGCCGGGCAGTGCCCGCAGAGACCCTTAATTTTTGGCGTACCAATGGCCACCACCGTTCTGTCCGGCACTTCAGGTGCCCTCTACTACAAGCCTGCTGGCACAACCAGCAGTTTTGCCGAGTCTAACGTCGATACTGGCGCAGACACCATCACTGTTGCAACCTACTTGAACTTGAAAGTAGGTGATCCTGTGCAGTTTAGTGTGATCAACACTCAAACTAATGGCGCAGGCACAGGCACACTCCCCGCAGGACTTAGCCTTGCGACCACCTACTACGTTATTGCTTACACCGCCAGCACCGGAGTGCTGCAGGTGTCCGCCACCCTGGGTGGCGCGACAGTCACCATCACCGACGACGGTACAGCTGTTAGCCCTAACGCTTTTCAAGTCGCCTACGCCGCGTTCGCAGTAGTCGGGCAGGTCCGTGACTGGAGCTTTGAAATCAACCGTGCTGAAATCGATGTAACCACCATCGGCCAAACCCCTGGTCAGTACGTTCCATTCCGCAGCTACATCTCCGGTTTCGGCGATGGTACGGGCAGCGCAACGGTCTATATGACCGACGAAGACGCTTCCCTCAGCAACCGCATGATCGAGGACGTGCTTCAGCGCAACCAGACTGGTGCTGCCTTCAAGCTTTACACCGACCAAGTGTTCAGCGGCGGTTCAGTGAACGAAGCCGAAAGCCGTTCCATCGAGTTTGAAGCAGTGCTGACTTCTGCCAGCATGAACGTTACTCCCGACGACGCACAATCCGTAAGCGTAAGCTTCCGTCCATCTGGCACCCCAAGTTTTGACTTCAGCCAGACCTGATAAAGTGCTACTTAAGTAAACACATAGCCCCGGTAATACCGGGGTTTTTTTATTGCGCTACGCTATAGTTAATTTATAGTCAAGTACAAATCATGCCCGCTGGATCTAATCGCGCCATTGACCGGTTGCGTAAAGCAGCAAATCTTCAGCCGAGTAAGCGCAAAGTTGAGCTTTCTGACGGCACCGCATTTGAGATGTGGATCAGCCCGCTAACGATGGCTGAACGTGAACGCGCCCAGAAGCAAGCCAAGTCCGACGACGCTGGAGCGTTCGCACTACAGCTGTTAATTGCAAAAGCACAGGACGAAAGCGGCGCGAAGCTTTTCTCTGCCGGAGAAGTAGATATTTTAAAAAACGAAGTCAAGGACAGCGATCTGCAGTCTTTGATGCTGGCCATCCTTACTGACGAAGACGAAGAGCCAATGGACCCAAAATCCTAGTTGCGGAACTTCGTAAAGACAACTGGCTCATGCTGCAATTTGGCGTTGCCAAAGAGCTTGGCATGAGCTTGACCGAAGTCCGCACCACGATGACACCAGAGGAGCTGATTGGCTGGAGCACTTACTTCCAAATCCTAAACGAAGACCAAGAAAAAGAACTAGAGAAGTCCCGCAGACGCCGTTAGACTGAAAAAACAATAGGGCATTGGTCGATGGCTCAGTATAGTGCTGAGATTGCTGTAAAAGCTTCTGTAGAGCAGGCGTTAAAAGGTGTCCAAAGGGTAGCAAAGGCTTTAGAGGACATACAAGATGTAACACTTAAAGTAAAAGCCACAGGAACAAGGGACATACAGCAAGCTGTAAGGTCTTTTAACGTACTACAAAACACAGCTAAGAACACCGGTAAAGCTCTTCTTTTTGTAGGCAAAAATTTTGCAGCCCTCGGCGCAGCGGCAGCAGGAGCGCAAGTTCTAGCTTTTGCCAATAACTTTAAATCACTACAGTCACCTATAAGTGAAGCTGCAGCTTCTATAACTGGTTTAACAAATAACGTTATTGAGTTAGTTGCTGCTCAACCCCTTCTAACAGCTCAAATTGCAGCAGGCGCTGTTGCATTTGCTGCATTCGGACCCCAAATAGCTACAGCTACAGGACAATTAATAAAGTTAGCAGCATCTGCAGCAGGTGCAAAAGTCCCATTACAAAGCCTACTTAACACGTACAGCGAACTTACCGGAGCGTTTGATGACAGCTTTGCGTCGTTTGACCAACAATTTAAGACAGAAATTATAGAAGCTTACCGAAAAAAGTTATTTGATATTTCTGAAACGGTATCAGAACTTTCTCGCAGAAAAAAAGATTTACAAACAAACTTAGACAGATTTAATTCCAGCAGTGACACAGCTGTAAAAATAGCCGATAAATTAGTAGATGTTAATGCTCGTCTAAACGACGAGCTTAGAGAACAGAGAGATCTACTACGTCAAGTATCAGGCGTAAACGTATCAGAACTAGAAGCCAACAAGGGTAAAAACAGCATTGAAACTAGAAAAAGACGCGAATCTTTTGAATCTACTCAAGCTGCTGAAGAATTAGAGATAAAGCGTGCGCTCCAGCGTCTAGAAGAGCGCGGCGTATCTGCTTTAGAAAAAAAACTAGACCTTAATCAAAATATTGAACAAGCTCAACGCAGGCTAAATGCCGAAATAAGAAAGGCTCTTGGAACGCCAGATTTAGTAGGTCAAAGCTCTGAAGTAGGGGGCCGTGTTGCAAGGCTTAAGGCCGTACAGGACGACGAATTAAAACTTCAACAGGCGCTGTTTGCTTTAAATAAAAAAACCGCACAAGAAAAAGCCAAGCAAGTAGACGCTCAGGAAGCCCTGGTTCGTGGCGCTAACGAAGTCAAAGCTTTAGTCGCAGAGGCACGCGGTGAAACAATCAGTTCAAGCATTACGGGCAAAAAATCTACGCCCCGCGCAGAGGAACTTAGAGAGAAGCGTTTCCAAAAACAAAACCGCCTCAGGCGTGCAGAAGAGATTGCAAAGGAAGCTGCACTGAAAAGCAAAGCCAATCAAGAAGAATTTGCAGCATTAAAAGCATACCAAGACGAACTGTTCAACATTGAAAGAAATTTTATTAGAAAGTTACGCACTGAAAAAATAGACGCTGTCCTAGCGGCGGCAAAAATAGAAGGCGAAAAACAGGATGAGTTGCTCCAACGCATCAAGCGAAATAACAAAGAAGGTTTAGACGACTTTGACAAGCGTTTAAAAGCTTCAGCTGATAAACGCAAAGCAAGGAGCCAGGCTTTAACCCTTACAGGCCAGACCAGCCCGGTTGGTGGTGCGGAAAACATCTTAGGTAGTCCCGCAGCTAAAAAAGCCGCAGCCCAAGCTAAAAAAAGAAAAGACATGCAAAGTAACGCCATTATTGGCGGTGCATTTCCTTTATTATTTGGCCAAGGAATTGGAGCTGCCGCAGGTGGTGCTGCTGGTGGCGCGTTAGGCGGAGCTTTAGGAGGGCAGTTTGGCTTCGGGCTTTCCCTAGTTGGTACGGCACTAGGTACTGCTTTTGATACTTTAGTGGCTAAGGCAGCGTCACTAGGCAATTTGATAGGAGTAGCAACATCTAACATGGATGCTCTGCGTGACTCGGGCATTAGTGTTACCGCTGAGTTAGACGCCCAGGTACGCGCTTTAAACCGCTACAACGACGCTGAGGGCGCACAAAGAAGAATAAACGAAGAGCTATTTGCACAGACAGGTGATATAGATGGCCAAGCAATTAAACTGGCCGCTGGTTCGACTAACGAGCTGCAGAAGGCTTGGCAAGGTGTTTCAGCGGCAGCTGCCGCCGCATTTAGTATTATTGCTGCACCGTTTATTCAAGCAGTAACGCTTATTTTGCGCGGTGCTCAAGGTATTCTTTTTGTGTTTAATGGCATAGTAACAGCCGTTACCGCCATAGTTAGGTCGATACCGGGATTAAAGGAACTCGGAGATTTTCTTTTTCAACAAAGTATTAAAGGTACTGCAGAATACGAAAAAAGGCAGAGTGCTTTAGACAAAGAAACTGAAGCACTGGGGCGGACACTAAAAGAACAACAAAAATATAACAATGCTTTAGAAAAATCTAGTAAGTTTAGGTCTAATGACTTAAAAGTAACAAAACAACTTATCGATTTTGAAGCACAGAAAAGAGCGTCTGTTGAAGCGGTGCTGAACAAACAAGAAGAGCTAGGTGGCGGAAGAACTCCAGAAGAAACAGCACGTATTGAAAAGCAAATTAGCCAAGTAAGATCTATAGAAATCGAAAAACAGAAAAAGACACGACTAGAAATTGAAAATAGTATTTTAATCGCACAAGAAGCTAACGTAAAGAAAATTAACAGTCTAAACGAAAGCACCGCCAAAACATACCGCGATATGCGTATTCAGTTTGAGCGTCAAGTTGAAGACGCTCAAATTAAGTCAGCTAGAGCAGTACAGGACATACAGTTAAAGGGTGCTAAAGCGTTACTTAGCTTTAGAGAACAAGAGCTTAGGCTTGTACAAAGCGGAAGAAGCGCACAACTTGACAGATCTGCAGCTTTGGGGCAGTTGCAAACTGGCCTAGACCCCACTTCGGGCGACGGCCTTGCCGCTCAAATTACACTGGCAGTAGAGAGGTACAAAAACGGAATTAAAGAAGCCGATGAAAATAAAAAACTAACAGAAGAAAAAATTCAGTTAGAAGCTTTTGAAGCGCAATTAAAGCTGGAACGGTTTAAGCAAGATAGTGCGCGTAGTATTGCCAGACTAAACGAAGACAGCACACGTAAAATTGCTGACATAAATGACCGCTTAGCAAAGCAGCGCGAAGAGTCTTTTAAATTTGGTTACGATTTTACCTTAAAACGTTTAATCGCAGAAAAGAAAAGTGAAGAAGGTGGTTTACTTTCACAGATGGCGGGGCAAGAAGCACTGATAAACGGGCCTTTTGGTAATCTGTTTCCAGAGCTTCAAACACAAGCTCAAGCCGCCATAGCTCAAATAGACGCTGAACTTACGGAAGTAAGAAATAGTATAGGCTCTCTTCAGCGGCTCCAAGGTAAAATACCCGCTACCCCACAGGTACAAAGCCTTGGCTCGTTACCAAGTTTGACCGATACAAGCGGCCCTGCTTCACAGGCTGAGTCCGAGCTTATACAAGTGATAGAAGCAGGTAAGACACGACTTGCGCAATTAACGCAAGAAAATAGCCTATACCAAAACACGAACGAACTTATTCAAGACATGTTAGACAAAGTAAATCCTATTTCAACAACGCAAAATCAAATAACCGAAAGTTTAAAGGACCAGTTAGCAGAAAAAGTAGCTGTAAATGATTTGATACGCAACGGCGTAAACCCCGCTATAGCTGAGGAACTGGTTAACATAGACAAAGTTAGTGAGGGTGTTACAAATATTGTAGACGCGCTTGTAGCAGAGCTTGAGTTACTAAATACACTTAAAGATGATCCTGGGCTTCAGGATTTATTAGATAAATTGCTTAAACTAAAAGATAAGCAAACAGCCGAGGTAGCCAAGCAAAAAGGTCTTGTAGTAGATACTACAGCAGAGGATGCTGCAGCCGCAAAACGAGCCAAACAGGCTGCTGAACTTGATGCTTTGTATAAAGGCATCGGAAACACGATCCAGACGGGAATAGTTGACGCTATTACGACAGGCATTGAAGGTTTGATAAACGGAACTAAAGACCTTGGCGAATCTCTTCAAGAAATTGCGTCCGGTGTTCTTGCCGATATAGGAAAGCAGCTGCTGAGTTTTGGCGTAAAAATGGGCCTGCAAGCCCTTACAGGCGGTACAGGTTTAGAAATGTTGTTTAGAGCCAACGGCGGCCCAGTCAGCGCAAACCGGCCTTATGTGGTCGGAGAAAGAGGGCCGGAATTATTCGTCCCAGGAGCTTCTGGCTCGATCACCAACAACCAACAATTTGAAGCAGCCCGCGCATCAATGTCGTTCTACGGTGGCGGGGGTGGTACGCCTGCCTATAGTCCCAACATCCAGGCCACAACAATGCCGGACGGGATGCAGTATGTCACCGTGGAACAGATGAACTCAACGGTTCAGGCAGGCATGAAGGTAGCTGCGAACCAGGGAGCTGCAGGCGGTCAAAGTAGAACAATGAACGCTCTGCGAAACAGCAGGTCACAACGTTCCAAGATTGGACTAGGCCGATGAGTTACACCCGCATTACTACGTTCATCACAATTGATGAAGGCCCAAAAGTCCCATTCCATCCCGATTTTAAGCCCCGCTACCAAAACAGCACCCTTGGAGAGATTGGTGAGTTTAAGTATTTGTCCTTCATCTACCAAGGCGCGGCAAAAAACAGAACAGGCGACAACATCGAATCGAGTTTAATTCTGTCTGCAAATCTACTGAGCATGGATGCAGCTCGTAGCGCCGTGAGGAAAAAGGCAAAAGTCAAGGTCGAGACTTACGTCATGAACAGCACTTTTACCGAGACACAAAGACTGCTGACAGAAGAGAACTGGATAGCTGCCAGCATGTCTTATGACACCGAAACGGTAGAAATACTGTTGAGCAGCGCCATCGATGCAGTAGGCGCAAACGCTCCAAACCGTGTACTTACCCGCGATTTAGTCGGTGATCTGCCTGTATCTGGCACTATTACTAACCGTTGAATCCCTATCTTTTGCTGGGACGCCCTTACAGGCTTGGGGGTG